ACCTTGTTTACAATTTTTTCTTAAATTTCCACCTTGAATTAAATGATTTGGTATATTTTCAAATGGGTGTTTTCCTACAGATAGAGTACTTGGCTCACTTGATTGTACTGAATTACCTGGCAAAACGTATTGTAGTGTCCGACTACCCCCATGAAAACAATTTTCATGTAATGAGTTTAATCCATCAAATTCATTTTTTAACATTTCCGGTTGTGATGTATGATTTAACATTTTAAGTTCATTATATAGAATTTGATCAGCTATTTTACGATTGTAAGATTCCATAATTTTTATTTGATATATATATAATACTATATATATTAAATAAATATTAAAAATTAAATTTGATTAATTATTTTAATTTCTTGTATATTTCGACAATTTTGATATTCTACCTGCACTCATTGATCCGCCACTCATTCCCGACGCAACCATTGGTTCTTCATTGGCACTACTATCGCTAGAATTTCCAATTACATGTTTTTTGAATAATTTCATTACATTACTCATTCCCATATTAGATAAACTTCCACCAACATATCTTTTATAATCTGATGTATCTAACACTGGGGCTTGGTTTTTTGTCCTTAATACGTCTTCTTTGGTCAATATTCCTGTGTTAATTATAGAAGATCCAAGTTGTGTTGTAAATATACCGGAATTAATAGTGACTACAACAATTTCGGGATTTTCAATAGCCGATGCAAATTGATTAGATACATCAATTGTGAAGTACAGATTATATTGGCCCAGAGAACTGCTTGAGATGTAACTCGGTAAGTTAAAATCAAAGACGGGGTTTAGAACTAATAATGAGCCCGTTGTCCCAATAACTGTACCGCGTCCTACTAATGCTTGTGAATATGTTATATTTCCATTAATGTCAACTGCACCTGTAAAATTGCTTCTTGTAAGGCCACTAAATTCATAGAAAGATTGGGCTGATCCATTACGATACGAAATATTATACAATTGCTGTTGATTTGCTGAACTTAATATACCCGCTGTGTTATTGAAAGATATTGATATGCTATTAATTGTTAAAAATGCTGATGGATCCGTCCAATTTTGTTTTGACATTGGTTTTCTTACACAAATTAAAATTAAATCGGGAACCTGATTAAGTTGTAGAGATTGAGATGTAAGTGTAGCTTTTCCTAAAGTCGCAATAGTACTTGTACTTTGCTGTGAACTCAAATAACGAGGATAGTCTAAATAAGGTACACAATTTTTTGCTGAAATCTTTTTATATTGTTCGGGTTGTAAACTTAGAAAATTGAACAATAATTGTGATTTTTGAAATGCATCAATAGCTGAACCTGCTGTAACACCTGTATAAACAGTATAATTTGTAGTACCAATAGTAATTGTAGCATTACCACCTGTTGTATTGGGGGTTGTCATTGATGCTGATGTAGCACCTAATGAAATATTTGAAATAAATTTATTCGCTGTAGAAAAAACCCTTGAACATGATGAATCAATATTAAAATTACATGATAAATTATTAACACCAACGAGACCTGCTTGATTGTTTGAATTTGTGTTAATCCATGGTGGTAAACAAATAAATGGTTCTGTAGTAACAAATTGTAAAACAATTTGAAATGTATTATTTGTAGTACCTTGAAGCATTACCAAACTACTGTCATAATATGCTGTACCACCATCCTCAAATGAATGAATTACATTTAGAATTGATACTGGAAATGCACCCCGTGGTACGAAGTCTTCATCTAAACTTTGATTATTATATCCACTCAATACATTATTAATAGCACCGAGTCCACTAATGTATTCTGCATAAAATGAATCTGGCATAGATGGGCATAATGAATTATATCTATTTAATTTTCTACGATCATATAATCTTAAAAGCATTGGTAAAATATCTTTTGTGTTCTGACTTACTGTAGCATTATTAATTGACATTTGTTGTGTGGTACATAATGAATTTAATGGAAACACTTGCAAAGCATCTGTAAGACCATAATCAAACACTAAAACACTTTTAGGTGCGGCTGTTGCAGTAAATCCGTCAATTGTTGTAGAACTCAATGTTAATGTAAGTGTGATCGTTGATTGCATCATTAAATGACGATCAATTACTATATTCTCAGAGGGAATTTGTATATTCCAAACTATAGATGATGAAGATTGTTTAGTCGCAGTGAAGTTTTGAAAAGTTGATTGAGCAGCCCCATCAAGTACACCAAATGTTTCTTCATCTGTGATTGAACTAATTCTTGAGTCCTGTATTAAACACGTTTTAAAATTAGACATTATATTATTGTTTTTATAATATAATACTAATACAAAATTTTTTCACTTAATTAACTTAATTTTTCTATATCATATTTTGATTTTCATTTTTTTATATAATTTTGTTCTATTTAATTTTGTGTACCAATTAAACAAAACATTAATTTTATACTTGCTGAACATCCTGCATTTAAATAAAATGGTATTAAATTCCCCGATCTTGATTTCCAAAAACATGAAATATCAATAGAAGAAAGTGGACTGTTACCAATCAATTCTTTGTATCTATATATTGTAGGCTGGTACACTAAAAGAGGCTTATATATGGCATCATTCGCTTCAAAATCTGTAATAATGTTGGCAATATTTGAATTATTTGTTGATTGTATTGTTATACCATTTAAATAAATTAATGGGGCTGATAACTGTTCACATACAATTGGCATAGTGTTTGATGTAAAAACCATACTCATGACTGGATTCCATACACTAATTGTGGAATATTCTTGAATCAACAATTGAGCTGTATAATTACTAACATTTTCTGTATTTGCATTTCCATAATTAGATGTTGATATTTGATAATTTAAACCATTAGTTGATGATGTACTATTAATTTTCATTGGTAATGAACTAAATAATTGATATAATGCATTATTCATATAGAGACTAATATAATCATCTGATGTATCATCAAATCCTTTTTGATTTGATATTAATGTGGCAATATTATTTGTTGGATCCCATTTAAAATATGGTACATTTGATGTTGGCAAAGTTGTAAGTGCTGCCAAAGAATTAAAACAAGTTTCAAGTGTATTGTTTAATAGATATATAACATATTCATAATTATACACATAATAATATTCAGAAAATATTTGTAATCCTGTTGGTGTCGTATTAGGTGATGCTGCTTGAGGTTGTGATTTATCTTGTGGAATAAAATTTATGTAAGTTTGAACTATTTGATTATTATATGTCATAGAAACTGAATAAATTGTTAAATTAGGATCAGATTGATTACTCTGTATTGTTGGAATAAATATAGGCAAACTGCATGTATCAATAGAAAAACGAACAATTGACATATAATAGTCTTTTGGTGAATATATAAATGGCTTTGATCTGGTTTCAGTAAATGTTAAAATTGGATTTGAACTTGATTTTGTATTTAGATTTGACGCTAATACATCATAATATAATCTACTCGCAATATGATTGGCATTAAATGACATATTTTAATTAATTATTTATTTATATATAGTACGATATTATAAATTATTAATTATCCAAACCTAATTTATTATATTTTTAAATGCAAATCATTAAAATTGATCCATCTGAAAAAAAAGATAAACGTTTTATTGTTACATTAGATGATGGACGTAAATTTGATTTTGGACTTAAAACAGGCCAAACATATATTGATCATCATGATAAAGTGAAAAGAGAAAATTATTTAAAACGTCATCTAGCAAATAAAATTGAAAATAAATTAATAAATGATTTGATTCCATCTCCGGCATTATTTAGTGCTTTTTTATTATGGGGTCCATCTACGAACTTAGAAGAGAACATAAAAAAATTAAATAATTTAATGAGTCATAAAAATTAATGTTCAAAATTCGGCAATAGAAATTAAGTATAAATATATAATAACTTATATTGCCGAATTTTGAACATAGATGTATATGATGAAAAACATTAAAAAATACTCAAAAAATATCAAACCAATCATATATATCTATGTTCAAAATTCTGCAATATAAGTTATTATATATTTATACTTAATTCCTATTGCAGAATTTTGAACATTAATTTTTATGACTCATTAAATTATTTAATTTTTTTATGTTCTCTTCTAAGTTCGT